TATTTCATCTATTCGGCTTTCACAATCTTCACATATTTTTGGAGAACCTACAGAAACCCATCTAAATTTTACGCTATCGCCATAAACGGCATCTTGTCCGACCCTAAAGCCTTGCATAATTCCGAGTACAATTCCTCGCTTAAGGGAACGATTATACTCTCCGAATATTCTTCCATTTGTGTCAAAGTCTCTTGCGAGGGTTGTAATAATTCCTGTATCTGACATACCTGCTGCTCTAAGGACTCCAATCTCTTGTTCGATTCTCTCAGCAAAGATAGAACCGAAGTAAGCAATCGCAAATATTGCGAAATTGATTGTTCCTTCATCTTCTTCGGTGGCTTCATTTAATATCTCCTCTAATTCTTGTGGCATTATTTTATCTTTTTAATTGGAACAGTCAAGGCATCTCTCATATCCATATATATTTTTTTCATTGGGTCGAGTATTTCTTTTTGAGATGGAAATATAAAAGGTCTTGCAGGAACATTTGCTTGGATTTTTCTTCCTCTTAAAAAAACAGGGCTTCCGTCCTTTCTCTTATTTATAGGCACATTTTTAGCAGTAAAACCTTTGTGATGATATAAACCGTATTGCAGCATTTCTAAACCATTTTCTGTAGGTTTTATACTTCTATGTAAAGCCCCTGTTTCGTATAAAGGCTTCGTTCCGCCAGTACCCCTAGCTTTTCTTAATTCAATAGTAGATTTTTTCAAAGGGGGTCTTAAACCTCTTTCTATTCTTTCCTTTGCACCTTTTGCAGCAGACCTCGCAACTCGTCTAGTGCCTTTTGATAGTATTTTATCAATACTTTGTTCTAGCTTAGAAAAATCAAAGTTCTTTGTTATTGTTAATAATGGCTTTGCCAAACTCTTCTCCTAATTTTCTTGATTTTATAATTTTATCTGCATTTTGAACTAAAGCAGCTTCAGCTACTGCTTCAGCCCAACTTTTAGGGTCTTGTATAATATCGGCAATTTCGCCCTTTAAATCAATGTTTATATTATCCTTGAGTCCTTTGATTTTGCTGACGAATTCTTTCAAAGATTGACTGTTGTTCGTTTTGTTGTTTGTTTTCGGCAACTAATTTCTCCGCTTCTTTTATAGATAAGTCATCATTATACTCAACTAATAACTTAGCTTGTGTTGTTAAATTGTTTTGAAGTCTGTGATTATCCCAAAGTATTTGGTCTTGCATTGTTTTAGGATATTCAGGCTCATTAAAGTCTAATTTAAGACCTTCTGGCAGTTTAATACCATTATAATCGGCTATCTCTCTTTCTATTTGATATAAATCATGCTCGTACATTTTCCATAACTCTAAATCATCTTGATAGTCTTCAAATCTTTCTAAATCTTTAATTTTCAAAGCAATTCCGCTTGGAACTTCTCCACCATCTTGTGCAAACTGTACAAACAAGTGGTTGTTTTGAGCAACTAAGTCAACTTGGAACTTAATAGTCTCTATTACCGCTTGCAAGTCAGCTTCAGGGGCAACAATATCAAATACAGAACCTTCAGGCAAGTCTAATATAGTATCAGAGCCAGACCTTTCTAATTTCTTTTGATTTTGAAGTCCTGTAACATAAGGCTGACCAAACATTTGAAATCTCAATCCCAGCTGAAGCTCAGTCATAGTTATATTAACTTGCTCATTGCAAGAAACTATATCATCTGCCCCGTCTACAAAGAAAGAGTCTATTTGATTTTCTCTATGAGTAAATAAAAATGGAAGAACTCCGTAACCGTGTTCATATTCTCCTGAAAGATTGCCATCTTCGTCATATTCGGCATATATAGAATTATCCCAATAAGCATATTTTAATTTATTTGTATCAGATACATCGTTTGCATTTCCAAGCACAGGATACATTATAGCTTCTGGCTTAAAAGGGTCATCTCCTAAATGGACATCGAAATAATAAACAGGAATATAATCGAAATAAGGCATATCTCCATCTCTGTAAACAATTTGAGTGGCTACACTTCCAACTAAGCGAGTCATTCTTTCAATATGTTTCATTCTTGCATCTTTTACTGAAGTTAAATTTTTATAAGCAGGGCTTACATTTCTTGCTGCGCCTACATTATATATTCGGCTCATTTTATTAATAAACCTTCTTGTAAAGTTTGCTTCATAGCAAGGAATTTCTCTAAATGCGTCTGCATCGAAATATTTACTAACATAGTCTCTTCTAGCTTTTGATTGAGATTGTTTAAAGTCTTGTATCGAATTTTGTATTATTTGTTCTACTGTCATCTTCTCCTCGCTATTAATTCTTGTTGTTTAATTGGAAATCTGTTTATGAAAAAATATCTTAACATATCGCAGCCATGGTCGTGATAGCCATCTTTTAAAGGGTCTGGCTTTAAGTCAGCTCCTTCTTTTCGTTCTGCGTATCTGTAATTTTCTAAATCTTGTGCTATGCCTTGACATTTTCTGTCAATGTGCAAATAACGATTGCCTAAAGCATTCTCTATAAAGCCTCTAACATGAGTAATGCCTGAAGATATGTTCCTTGAAACTTTATCTCTTATAGATTGAACAATTATTCCGTTTTGTCTAAAAATTTCTATATCTCCCAACCCTGATTGACCTTGAGCTTGTTTTCCCGCAGGGTCTCCATAAAAAGCATTAATCCCGTAAGGCTTTGATTTAATACGATTGACAAGTTCGTCAGTCTTAATATTTGTTTCGTGAACAATTTCATCTATTATATTTATGTGCCATTCTCCATTTACTCTATATGTTTGAAACCATCCTACCGCAGGCATCCTGTATCCAAAATCTATACTACAAAAAGTAGGATAGTGTGGATTGTAAGGATAGCTGCCTACATCTAAATTTCTGTCAAATGGGTAAACTTGACCAGCAAATGTTGTAAATTTAGCCCCATACTCTTGGTCGTATGACTCTTGAGCCATATTTCTTTTTCTTTCAAGTAAAAACGAATCATTCTTTCCATCAGGGAAAGCAAACTGATTTTCCCATGAAGGGGCTTGGTTAGATTCCCATAGTTCATCTTTTTGTCCAAGCAAGTATAAATCATACACCCAATTAAAACCTTCAGGAGTAGTAATAAATATCGCCTTCCCTTTTCTATCTGATAAAGTAGGGGATAAGTACATATCCCATATTTTCCTTTTTACTTTAGCAGCCTCATCTATAATTAGCAAGTCTAAACCTTCTCCTACTAATGAATCTGGGTTATCAGCAGACTTCCCTTCAACTACTGTACCCCATTTAAACTTTATGTATCGTTCTTTTTCGGATGCTCTTATTATATCATTTTGATGTCCAACGACCATCTTTTGCCAAATTTCTCGGAACATTAAGTCTGCTTTGTCGTAAGATAGACCAACACACCATATTCTTTTATTCGGCTGCGATGCTACAAATGTAGCTTCCATAGCAGAGCAAGTAGTTTTACCAAATCTTCTACCGCATACCATGACAAAAAACCTTGCTGTTTCTTTATTTGGAAAATGCAATTTTTCTTGACCTTTGTGAGGAGTATACCCCATAAAGTCAAACCAAGATTTCTTAAATTCTATATCTTTATTTAAATTATTTTCCATTAAATGTTGCAATAAACATCTGTCATAATCTAATTTATCGCAGAAGATATATACAAGATATAGTATTTTTATTTTTCAAAACACAATATAGGAGGGCAGTATGTCCGAAGAGAATAACACAGTAGCAAGCGAAACAGTAAGCGAGCAAGCTACACAGAATACTACTCAAGATAGCTCGAATGAGTCGTATATTGCAGAAAGTAAAAAGTATAGAAAAAGAGCGCAGGATGCAGAAGCTCGTATAACTGAGCTTGAAAAGTCTATGGCTAAAGCAGAAGAAACAAAATTGAAAGAGAAAGAAGATTTTAAAACCCTTTATGAAAAGGTGTCTTCTGAAAACGAAAATTTGTCAGCTACTGCTAAAAAATGGACTAAATATGAAGAAGGTAGACGAACTTCTTTATTGGAAAAGCATCCTGAAGACGAGAGAGAACAATTATCAAAACTTGACTTGGAAACTCTCGAATTTGTCACAGGTAAAATTACAAACATCAAACCTAATGCTCCGCAAGTAATAGGAAGGTCTAAAGATGTCGTTCCCAATAAAGATTGGGGAGATATGAATGACGATGAAAAAAGAGCTTTCTATGCTTCCAAAGCTGCGGGTTTAAAATCTTAGGAGAAATAAATGTTTAACTTAACTTTTGAAGGTCAAAAACCTTGGATTGAATCTGGTGTTGATTTCAATATTACATCAAGAATCCAAATGAATTTGGCTGGAACAAACAATGTTGCACTTGCTGGTGGTTTGCAAGACTCTGATTCTGCTACTGCTTCTTTGCAAGAGTTCATTCCTGAAATATGGGGTGCATCAATACAAGATTATATGGAAAAAAATCTTGTTTTTGGAGCTTTATGCGTAGACCAATCAGCTTTAGTTGCAGGCGGTGGAGATAGAATCCATCTACCAAGACATACTGAGCTAACTGCATCTGACACTTATGGTGGAGGAACAGTTGCGGTTGAAACTTTGGTTGATACTAATTTAGCTTTTGCTAAATCTACTGACGCTGAAGATGCTTATACTTTAGATATCAATCAGGCTATTCATAGCGCAATTTCAATCACAGATGTTGCAAAAGTACAATCAAGCTATGATGTAATGAATCTTTATACATCAAAACTTGGTTATGCGTTAGCTAAAAAAATCGACCAATATCTTGCTACAAAATTATTTGAGTCTATTGCATTTAACTATGCTAATGGAACAGATGATGGCGGACAAGCTGGTAATACAGTTGAAATCAATGCAACTCACGATTCTACTGATATAACTGCTGCTGGTGTTGCTAATATGTTGCAAGCAATATATGAAAATGATGGAAACGCAAGTGACTATGTATTAGTATTAACCCCTGCTTGTTACTCAAGCTTATTCAAGCTTGCAGAATTTGCAAGATATGATGCTATCGGAACTTCTCAAGGTTCTGTAGTGCCATTTATTAGTGGTTATGCTGGTATGTTAGGTGGAGTTGAGGTTATTGTATCTAATAACTTTATGCACTATGGTGCAGCTTCTTCTACTTTAGCAGCTTCATCATCGCCAGTTGGTAACTTTAGTGCTAACGGAGTATCGGACGAAAGTGAAAAGCTTTTAGGCTATATGATTGCTAAGGATGCAATGCACATTGCATACTCATCAGGATTAAAGTCAAGAGTTCAGAGTGACTATCATCTACCTTCACTATCTACAAGATTTGTTGCAGATAGTGTATATGGTTGCTTAGTTACTGGAAACACTACAGCAGGAAACAAAAAAGTTTTCGCAGTAGTTAGTCCAGCTTCATAGTAAGCTATAAATTAAGGGGGTGGGAAACTGCCCCCTTATAAACAGGAGAAAAAATGATTAAAATGGAAAGCCCTAGCAGAAAGGGTCAATTTAAAATGTTTAAGCCTGAAGATGTAGAAGGTGCTAAGTCTAATGGTTGGGTAGAAGCCAATAAGCCAAAGCCTAAACCTAAAACTAAAAAGAAATCTGGCAAATAAATATCAATACTGGACAGAACAACTTAATGTAATGAAAGATATTATAGAACAGCTAAAAATACACGAAGGATATAAACCTACAGTTTACAAATGTACGGCTGGAGTGGACACGATTGGTGTGGGCTTTGCTATTAAAGACCTCCATCTATCAGAAGAAGTATGTGATTTAATTCTTACTGAAAAACTAGAAGCCTTAGAAGAAAGATTTGAAGATAAGTTTGATTGGTTTAAATCGTCTCCTATAGAAGTTAGAGGAGTTATGATGAATATGGCTTATCAGTTAGGGTTTAGAGGCTTTTGCAAATTTAAAAAAACTATTAGCTATTTAGCTGAAGCAGAATGGGAATCGGCATCAAAAGAAATGCTAGATTCTAAGTGGGCAAAACAAACGCCTAATAGAGCTAAAGAATTAAGCGAGATTATCGCATCTCTTTAGTTGCTTATATCTTCTGTCCAACATTAATTTATGTCATCTGATGAATACTTAAATAAGGTTCTAGCTTGCCCTAGATGCTACAATACAGGTCTAGCCAAAAGTGGCTTTGACAAGTATAAGCAAAGATACAAGTGTAATGGATGCGGCTTAAGAACAGTTAATCCTATAGAAGACTTAGAGCTTTTAAGGGAAAATGTTCGATATAGAAAAGAAAAACAAAAAGCCCAAGATGTTACAAGAATAGAAAATGCTGTAGAAGAATACAGCAAAGAATTAAAACAGCTTTTTGAAAATAACAAACTACACAAGCTCACTAAAAGCCATAAGATTAGTAAAAGGGCGGTGGGGGTCATCCAATTTAGTGATGTTCACTTCAATGAATTAGTTGAACTTCAGAATAATCGATACGATTTTAAAGTTGCATCACAGCGATGTCAATACTTTGTAGAAAAGGCATCAGCGTACTTTAAGATAAATAATGTTAGCCAAGTTGTGGTGGCTTTAACTGGAGACCTAATGAATAGTGATAGAAGGCTGGATGAATTACTTAATCAGGCTTCAAATAGAGCCAAAGCTACTTTTTTAGCAGTCGATATAATGCAGCAAGTTATATTAGATTTAAGCAAAAGATTTAATGTTAGTGTGGCTAATGTAGTTGGAAATGAAGGGCGTGCAAATAAAGAATTAGGTTGGTCTAATTCGGTTGCTACTGATAACTATGATTATACTATATTTTCGTGCTTAAAGTACCTATTTAAAGATTCTAAGGTACATTTTATAGATGGAGACCCATCTGAATTAGTTATTAATGTAGCAGGGCAAAACCTTTTAATGATACACGGACACGGAGCAGTAGGTGCGGGGGTTGAAAAGTCTATCAATCAAATATGCGGACGGTATTCAATGAAAGGTATAAAAATAGACTATGTTATATTTGGTCATGTCCATTCGGCTAGAGTAGGAGATTGTTTTGGAAGGTCATCAAGTATGGTGGGGGCAAATGATTACTCTGAAAAAGCCTTAAATCTTGGCGGAAGAGCAAGTCAAAACGCTTATGTGTTTTATGATAATGGAAACCGAGATGGTATTAAAATAGACTTGCAGAATGTAGATTGCGATGGTTATGAAATTGATAAAACTTTGGAGGCGTACAATGCAAAATCAGCGAAAAAAAGCAGAAAAACTGAAACCATATTCAAGGTGGTCGTATAGTACATCCTCGACTTTACACTCTCCGTATTGTACAAAAAGTCGGTCTTGCACTACGCTTCCAAAATTTTCGGAGAATATTTATGATAGATAGTTTTAGAACTTTAACAGCAGGTGTAGGTGGAATAGCTGTTACTTGGATGGAGTGGTTGCCGATAGTCATTAGAATTATGGTTGGGTTGGCAACATTTATTTATATATGTATAAAAATTTATAAGTTAATGAAGTAATGAATGAACGAAGAGGAATTACAGAAACAGGCAGAAGGATTCTTAGGAAACTGGATATGGCTATTTGCCTCTGGGGTTGCTCTACTATTATTTAAATCGACTATAGAGACCGTGGTTGAAGGGGTAAAAATCTTTTTTGGTAAAGATTTAAATACCGACGATGTGGTTATACTAGATGGTCGTCCTGCTAGGGTTATAAGAGTAGGTTTTTGGAAAACGACATTCTTTGCTTATGATATAGGTATGGCTAATGGGAAGCCTTATGTAAAAGGTGGAACAAAGATACAGATACAAAATGACAAGCTTAAAGACCATATCATAGAAAGACCTTTACAAATGCTTGATTTAAGCAAATGGGAAGAAAAATGAGACAAAGCATAACAGAAAGAAAGATGATGATGTCGATTAAAGGAATGATAGATGTAAAGCTTAATGAGTATGGATTAAAGTTTAGAAGAATTGAAAATGAAATTAGAGTTTTAAAAATGCAAAATAGACAGTTAAAACAATAAAATGAAAAGTTTATTAACAGTATTATCAGTATTATTTATAATTGGGTGTGGCTCAGATGTTAAAGAGGAAGCACCAAAAGAAGAAGCTAAGACTGAAGAAAAGTCTGAGTAATTTATTTAATTTAAATTAAGGAGAAGGATTATGGATTGGTTAACAATGAGTTTAGCAGGTGGTGGCGGTGGAATCGTTTTATTTATACTTAAAAAGATTCCTAACGAAAAAATATGTTCAGTAGTAGAAACTTGTTTTGAAAAGCTAGGTGTTCTTATGACAGCAGGCTTAACTAAATTTTGGGCAACTAAAGCTTTGTGGAATAAAACTATTGAGCCATACTTTATTGACTTAATTGACAATGTAGTAGGTGGAGCATTGAGAGGGCTAATTAAGGGATTGAGGTCTGATAATAAAAAATGATTGTAAAAACAGCATTAAAAAAACTATTGCCTTTAATTCTTAAAGAGTTGTTTCCTAAGCTGAAACCTTTAGAGGATTATGTTAATAAACCTAACAAGAATGATAAGGCAATAGCAAAGCTGCAAAAAGAATTTGCAGAACTGAAGAAAAAGGTTAAATGAAAAAAGAGCTAAAAATAAAAAATGCTTTAAGCAAAGATTTTCAGCAAATCTATATTGAGGATAAGCCAACTAATCTTTTTATAAATGAAGATGGTAGGATAAAAACAAAGTCAATTAAAGATGATGCTTCTGATGGTTCTTTAGTAATAAGCTCTGATGCTAAATTTTTAATAAATTCTTCAGGCATTCTTGAATTAGCCTCAGATACACATACAGCAATAGCTTTAAATGATGGGGCAAACAAACCTTTTAGAATGACTAATGGTGTAAATACAGTTTGTGGTTTTTCTGCTGAGAGTGGCGCTGAAAGCGTCTTTGAAATGTTTGAAGCTGGAGGAGACTCAAGTTCGGACTTTTTTTCTATAAGAGTTTTAGAAAACGGGGAAACGCAGCTTAAAACTACTGATTCGGCAGGTGTGGTTGGGCATCTTACAGTTGATGTAGATGGAGATATTATTTTAGATGCAGCTAGTGGGAATATTTACTGTAAAGACAATGGTGGAAATTATACCCCAGGCTCTGATTATGAAATAGCTACAAAAAAATATGTAGATGATAATGCAGGAGGAGGAACAAGTAGGTGGTCATTTTCTACAGGAGGGTATAAAACTAATAATAATTCTTCAAGTTTTTATTATTTTGCTTATAGACCTAATGGAGAGAATTGGAGTAATTCAGACT